TTCAAGGAAGGCTGGATTCAAAAACGTCTGCGCCACTAGCGGGTAGACCTGCATGAGTTGTTGGCGAGATTGCATTCGCGCCGAAGCGCGTAAGGAAAACTTCACATAGGCGTTCTTCACGTCCATCGGTTCAATTTTAATTCCTGGCAGATTGATGACCTGCTCGGGGTCTAAGAACCTTTGATTCAAACTCTGCCAAGCATAGAGCATTGGCTCAACGACGGTGGATTCGCAATTCTCCACCAGATAGTTCAGCCGAGAAGCGACGGTAGCTGCTTGACGATTGATTCCTGTGGCCGTGCGATTCGCCGAGTTCCCTCCCGAAGTGGGCGCCCCCATTGCGGCAATGTCAGTGAGTCCTGTCGTTCTTTGCACGCGCAGTTCGGAGTAGGTCTGCTCCAGAAAGGCTTGCTGCGTGATGTTGGAGACTTCTTCACGAACGATGTCTGCGGCGGGGTCGTTGACTTCAATCGAGTTTCCTGGCCGTCGCACCAGTTGAGAAGACGGAATGTTGACTCCGCGCCGCTTGATCGTCGAGGGATGCAAAGACAGTGCCAGTTCGTCAATTCGTCCATTAATCAAGCGTTCCTGAAATCTTTGATCTCCCTCAATTACATCGCAGACTCCCAGTGCGTGCCAGCTGTCGGGTACGTCAATGTACCAGAACGAGAAATAGTTAATCATCCCTAAAGGATTCGGATTGTTGAATAGCGTGAAGAGTCGGTTACCCATCCACACGATTCTGTCCTTTGTCGTGTAGATGATAACTTCGATTCTTTGCCCGGATGGGTCTGCGGTTGAATCAATTTGCGGATTCCATGCAGAGCCTTGCAGGGAGTCGATTCCTGCTTTCGACTGGTCGCCGTAGGTAGTCGGCTTGCTCTTTGCGAGTGCGAGCAACACCTCTTTGTCGGGGATGCTGAAACCAGGATTCTTCTTCAAGGCTAGAAGCTCGTCAATCGTCATCATCTTGCGCACACAGGCGTAACGAGCTTCCTGCGTAATCGGCGAGGCACAGTTTGGGTCAATGTAGAAGTCTTTGATGGAGATGTTCTTGAGCGTCGGCATGTTGATGCGCTCGGTGTACTTCTGCATTCGGAAGACACGCTTCTTACTGACGGGCCGTTCCTGTTGGCCGAAGAAGATGCTTTGCACCTTTTGGTTGACCATCTCAAAGTCTTGGAAGGTTCTCCATTTCTCAATGTCTTCCGCCTTCCAAGAAAGTTCCATCGGGCCGTTGCCGTAGATGGCTGCGCTCTTAATCCCGCGACGGAAGACTTCGCGGATGCCAATTTCTTCCGTCTGCCAATCAATCAACTGGCTGACGGAGCGACCCTCTTCTCGTTCGGTTCCTGGGCGGGGGGTACACTCAAACCATTGCGGGTCAGAAAAGATGCTGGAGACAACAATGGGAAGCAAAGACTCAACCTGCGAGAGAGCAACCCAAACACCAAGAGATGAGCGCGGCTGCTTCGTTCCCGGCCAGTAGCGTTGATTCACCCAGGCGAGATAAAGCGCGTCGGCGGTTCGGAACCTCTGGTCGTGCGCTTGCTGACGGTACGTTTCCGCTGTCTCAAAGTCTTGCTTGGCAATCTTCAGGGCGAAGGAATCGTCCCAGAGTTCGACTGGAGCCGTAACTTTCTTCTTTTCCTCTTCGGTCAGGGGAAGCACCTGCTTACTGGCGAGAATGGATTCAGCAGCGGCCATCAGATTCCTGCCTTGTCGTAGAGAGTCATTTCAGTTTCCGGGTCCATGAGCCAGCGGGCTTGCCCCGTTTCGTCAAAGCCAAGAAACCGATTTCGCATCATCGCTGGATGCAGCAAGGGCAGCCCTTCGCGTGGCGCGTTGGGATACACGTCATATTCCAGTTCGCCATCCCGATTCGTCATCATATCAGCGAGCGTGTCGAGAATGTCGTCGTGAATAGAGGGGTCGGGGAAGTTGAGAATCTCCTCCAGCAAATCAGCTTTACAGGACAAGTCATCTGCAAATCGGATAATGCCTGTTTGAAACCATGACTGAAGGCCGCGTATTCTCTGTTGCTTCGTCGTCTGGTTGTCGCGGCGGAGAGGTACGAACACAGGGAAGATTCCACGCTTCGCTGATTCTCTTTGGAGAAATGGTAGCAAGACTCTTGCATGGGCGTCCTTCTCGATTTTGATGTCGATGGGCCGGTATCTTACATGAATGTCGAAGAGATGTGTAATGACCTCAAAGGGCGTAAATCGTGCTCGCCGTATGTCAGTGATATACAACCGTCCGTCACGGTCAAAGCCGCCAGTCGTAAGCACGGTGAAGTCGTTCCCTCGGTTGTTTTCCATGCCGTGCAAGTCCACTGTGGTATGAACGCGAAGTGCAATTTCCGCAATCGCCACCCGCGGGAAGAACACGATTTGGTCAGCCCGGGTAAGCGACGACGACTCTGGGATCGGCTTCTGGCGATACTGTGAGTTGTACTGGAATTCGTCTTCTCTTTCGATGCGTTGCAATTCACTGAGAGGATAGCGTGTCGGCCAGAGGACTTTCCCGTTGGCGCGGTCTTTGGGGTCGGCGGATTCAACTGAGATTTGCCAGAGCTTTGTCTTTGCTTTTGCTTCTCTACGGATGATGTCGCCGTAGGCGTCGGCAACTCCGTAGCGCGTTCCTTCAATGTCTTTCCAGCCGTGGTGCGGCGGGATGGGGTTTCGTTCCAGCAAGGGGTCGCAGTATTTGATGTGCTCGATGACTTCGCGGATTTGGTTCGGTGTTTTGACATTTTCTTTATCCACCATGTCCGAGAACTTTAAAATTTCATAGTGATAACTGGCAAGCACTTTGCCCAAAGAAGATACCGAAACGGTCGGCTCCTTCAGCCACTTGCGCTGCCGGTTCGGAACAGTAAAGGATTCCTGCGTTCCAAATTCTGCCACTTTCTCTCTGACTGGGCAATACTCAGGAAACAGAAAGTAAAGGTGCGGATTGTGCTGGAAGTGCGCCTTCATCTCAGCGAGTATCTTGTGAGCCTGATCAGCCACGGCTGTTGAAATGAGGATGCGTATATCAGGGAAATTAAGAATCCACTGAATCGTATGCGCGATGGTGAGAGTGGTTGTCTTCAAGTGGCCGCGCGGCCAGAGGATGAGACGAAAGCGAGGGCCGGTCAATTGCCACAGGCTTTGCCGCCAGGTGTACTCAATCTTTCTGGGCGGAAAGCCACTGGTGTCCACAACCTCCGTGATATTCCCTTCGGGGAATTGCTGGAGGCAGTCCATCAGCCTGCGATGCGGGTCTTCTTCGATGTCGTTGTAATGCAGGATGTCTTTCGATAGAAACATTAAGTCATGCCGACATCTACGCCGGTCTTCGAGCCAGACCTTATAGGCGTATTCCGTTTTGGCGTCGAGCTTGCCCATTAGCGGTGACTGAGAACCTTTTTCGCTCTAGCTTTGCGGTCTTCCGCGAATTCGCCAGGCGTATGCACTTTTCCGCTGGTCATGTTCTTGGCCTCAACTACCCGGTTGCCTTTGAAAGCCAAGCGAATCTTAGTTCCTTTTTTGTAGCGGTAGCGAATTCCTTTTCCAAGCGGCATAATTATCCTCGTTTCGTTCGCCAACGTCTTAATAAAGAGTGAGAGGTAGCTGACTCCTCCCCTGAGATGTTTGGAACCTCAAGCTCGCTCCAGGATACCCGTAGCCGACGCACGAAGTCGGGAACTTCAAATTCGGCCCAGCTAACTCGCGTCTGTCTGCCAAAAACCGGGACTTCAAACTCTGCCCAACTAATCCGTGCCTGTTTATTGAAATTTGGCAGTTCGAGTTCTGCCCAGCTAATCCGAGCGCGGTGGGAAACGTCGGGAGTTTCAAACTCTGCCCAACTCGCGCGGGCACGTCGGGCAGGAACGTCGGGAACTTCCATCTCCGCCCAACTCGTTCTCGCTCGATTATTCGGAGTGAAAGTAACCTGAACGATGATGCTTGAAATAGTGATGCTGGGGTTGGCGTCGGTGGAGACAACGCCAAAGGCGGTAAGGCCGTTTGCTCCGACGCCGTTGACATCATCCACCGTCCACGCAACACCTGATTTCGGATTGGTCGCGCCATAGTCATCTGTGCGTAAAGCGATGTTTGCATTGCCATTGCCGGGGTTATGGGTCCCGCCAGGAGAATCTTGGCCCGTTGTGTCGTTGCAGCGGATCCGCGCCTGAAGATTGCAAGCCGGTCCCCCATTCTTGAAGTCGTAGTAAATGACTTGAACAGAGATAGCGGTTGAGTCGGCGGGAACGGTGAACGCGCTGAATCCGAATAAGCCCTCGCCCGGGGTGGCTGTGCCATGAGTGATGCCGTCAGCAATAGGGTTGCCGCTGTCAGGATGGTCGTCAACGGCCGACCAGCGCGGCGCTGCTGTCCAAGTTCCTGTGAAGCTGACATCGCTGGTCGGATTTCGAGTTTGTGTGGCCATTTCATGTTAGAATAGAAATCCTATGGCAAAGCCAAAGATTCCTATTGAGAAAAGATTTTGGAACCGTGTCGAAAAAACTGACAAGTGTTGGATTTGGCTTGGCCCTAAAGATGCGTTTGGATATGGACTCATAGGTTCTGGCGGAAGGGGTTCTCCGACCATTAGGACGCATCGTTTGTCTTGGACACTGAGCAATGGACAAATCCCAAAGAATCTTCTTGTTCTTCACTGCTGCGATAGACCGGGTTGCGTAAACCCAGCGCATTTGTTTTTGGGGACCCAGCGGGACAACATGAGGGATATGAATAGAAAGTGTAGAGCGAATTATCGAAACAATCTCCCATATCCACGAGAAAATGGAGAACGGCGCTACAATGCCAAACTCACAGAAAGTGCAGTAAGGATGATTCGTAGTCTCGCAAAAGCTGGAGCTACTCATCTTGGACTCTCCAAGCGTTTTTCTATAGACCGTTCTATAATTATAGGCATTGTTAAGGGTCATCGTTGGAAACATGTCGTTTAATCTTCATCCGCCACATTATTTCTTCTTCCGCTCGACCTTTAAGCCCGAATGCCAACTCCAGCGAAAGAAGAA